TCAGCAGTTGCAATTAGATTATTGTTTGAACAAAATGACCAAGTGGTTAGACAACAATTCTTGGATAGTGTTAACCCTATCTTAGATTCAATCAGAAGAGATAGAGGTTTGTATGACTTCCGTGTAACTGTATCTTCAACACCTGAAGATTTAGACGCTAACAGACTTGTAGGTAAAATCTACTTAAAACCAACGAAAGCGTTAGAATTCATTGACATTGAGTTCTTCATCACTCCAACAGGAGCTTCGTTTGAAAATATCTAATAAATTTAACGGGGATACTTCGGTATCCCCTTTAATTGCCAAAGTATGAAAAAACAAATTAAAGAAGGATTTAAAGGAGAAGGGACTCCAGACATGAAATATTATGCGTTTGATTGGGACGATAACATTGTTCATATGCCAACAAAGATAATGTTAAAGACTAAAGACGGTGATGAAATTGGTATGAGTACTGATGACTTTGCGGAATACAGACATGATTTAGGTAAAAAACCTTTTGAATATAAAGGTGAAACTATTGTTGGTTTATCTAACGAAGCTTTTAGAAATTTTAAAACTGCGGGAGACAAAGATTTTTTAATTGATGCTATGAGGGCTAAAGAAGGTCCTGCATTTGGAGACTTTAGAGAAGCAATCAATAACGGTTCAATATTTTCAATTGTTACTGCAAGAGGTCACAAACCCGAAACATTAAAACAAGCCGTTTACAATTACATTGTTAGTGGATATAATGGTATAGACAAAGACCAACTAATTAAAAACCTTAAAAAATATAGGACCTTTGTTGGTGAAGAAGATATGAGTGATGATGATTTAATTAAATCATATTTAGAACTCAATAAATACCATCCAGTTACGTTTGGAGAAGGAAGTGCTGCCAATCCTGAAGAATTAAAAGTTAAAGCGATGGATGAATTTGTTTCCTATATAAAAGGAATTGCTGGCATACTTAATAAAAAAGCATATATAAAAAATGAAATATCTAATAACTTTATTCCAATGGAACCTAGTATAGGATTTTCAGATGATGATATAAGAAACGTAGAAGTAATGAGTAAGCATTTTAAAAATAAACCAGATAATATAGTTAAGACTTATTCTACTGCTGGAGGCATTAAAAAGGAATATAAATAAAGAATAATCTCACAGAAAAAAAAGTAAAGAGAAAAATTTTTTAACAAGACTATATTTATAGATATAAACAACAAAGAAATTAAAAAAAAATAAAATAACATGGCTGATTTATTAATGAAAATGCCGATACCTTACGAACCTAAACGTCAAAATCGTTTTATCCTAAGGTTTCCATCAAGTTTGGGTATTAACGAATGGTTTGTAGAGTCAACGGCTAGACCACACATTACAATTGTTGCAACAGAAATACCGTTCTTAAACACATCTACTTACGTTGCAGGTAGATTCAACTGGCAAACAATTCCAGTTAAGTTTCGTGACCCTATTGGACCATCAGCAGCTCAAGCTCTTATGGAGTGGGTTCGTTTACATGCTGAATCAGTAACAGGTCGTATGGGTTATACTGCGGGTTACAAAAAAGACATCGACCTTGAAATGTTGGACCCAACAGGAGTTGTTGTTGAGAAATGGATTCTTTATGGAACATTCTTAACCGATGTTAACTTTGATTCGTTAGCATACAATACTGATGGATTAGCAACAATATCTGCAACATTAAGAATGGACAGATGTGTGTTAGTTTACTAATACTATTTACAAATTTTCAAACCTAATTATATTTAACCGTAAAGCGATAAACTTTACGGTTAATTTTTTTATATGGACACACAATCAAACGACTACGGTCAACAAAATTTTACATTACCACACGACGTGGTACCATTACCATCTCAAGGTATTTTTTACAAAAACAGAAAAAAATCAATTAAGGTTGGTTATTTAACTGCTGCGGATGAAAATATTATAATGGCGGGTGGAAGTGATTTAACCCTTAATTTGTTAAGGGCAAAAATATACGAACCAGATATGAGGGTTGAAGACCTTATTGAGGGTGATGTTGAGGCTATCTTAATTTTCCTAAGAAACACAGGGTTTGGTCCTGAAATGACATTAAATCTTACTGACCCTGGAACTAAAAAACAGTTTCAAACAAATGTTATGTTAGATCAATTATCAATTGTTAATGGTCAACAACCAAATGAAGACGGAAGTTTTATAATTAATTTACCAAAAACACAATCAACAATTAAACTTAAACCATTAACTTATGGTGAGATTTTGGAGATTAGTAAAATGGCGGACACATATCCTCAAGGAAGGGTTGTTCCAAAAATTACTTGGAGAATGCAAAAAGAAATTATTGAGGTTGATGGTTCAACCGATAAAGCGATTATTGCAAAATTTGTTGAATCAATGCCAATCGCTGATTCAAAATTTATTAGAAGTTTCATGAATGAAAATGAACCAAGATTGGATATGACTAAAATTATTACGACCCCGTCAGGAGAAAAACTAACAGTAAATGTTGGTTTCGGGGTCGAATTTTTTCGTCCTTTCTTCTAATTATAGGAAAAGTCAGATAGATGAATTTTACTATCTGAATAACTTAATGAAAATAACATATCAAGATTTTATTCAAATGCCGATATTTGTTAGAAAATATTTATTGGATAAATGGATTGAAGAAAATAGGAAGGACTAAATTTTAGTCCTTCTTCTATTTATATATAAAAGTAATTCTAAATTATGGCAGATTTTAATCCAGAAGATAAAGGTAGTCTTAAAGACCTTGAAGAAAGTTTTAAAAAATTAGGAAGTCCAATGGAAAATATCTTGGACGCCATTGGTAGCATGTACGATGAGGCGGACAAGTTAAACAATGCGTTCTTACAAGGTAGGACTAGATTAGATGAAATGAATGATGCTGTCTCAAGAGCGGCAGCAGGTGTTATTCGTTTAGGTGGTGATATTTCTGAGGTTAGTCGAACAATGATTGGAATTGCTGATGGTGCGAGGAGAAATGTTATCGCAACAGAAGAACAAGTTAGTAAATTATATGCCGCGTCAACAATTCTTAATACAGATTCTAAAACTTTAGTTGAAACTTTTGCTCAAGTTGGGTATGAAACATCTCAAATTGGTCCAAATTTAGAAAACTCAATAGAATATGTTCAAAGTGTTGGTCTTAATGCCAAAACAGTAATGAAAGACGTTACTGGTAACATGGAGTTGATGAATAGATTCAACTTTAGTGATGGTGTTCAAGGATTGACAAAAATGGCAGCCCAAGCTTCAATGTTGAGGTTTGATATGCAAAATACCGCTAATTTCGCAGATAAAGTTATGTCACCTGAAGGTGCTATTGAGGCTGCGGCAGGATTTCAAAGGTTGGGAGTAAATATTGGTGGATTAGTTGACCCATTTAAATTAATGAACGATTCAATTAATGACCCAGGTGCGTTACAAGATAGTATTATTAAAGCGACAAAACAATACACTGAATTTGACGAAAAAACAAAATCATTTAAGATAAACCCTCAAGGTATCTTAATGTTAAAAGAAATGTCGGAAGTTACTGGTATTAGTAGTAAAGAACTTGCAAAAACCGCATTAGCAGCCGCCGATTTAGATAAAAGACTTTCGGCTATTAGCCCATCTTTAAATTTTAAAAACGAAGAAGATAAGCAGTTTTTGGCTAATATGGCAACAATGAAAGATAATGAGTATGTTGTCCAACTTAAAGATGATGAAACTGGTAAAGTAGAACAAAAAAAATTAGGTGATATTACCCAAGAAGAACTTACAAAGTTAAGAGAACAACAAGAAAAAGCCCCAAAAACTTTAGAAGATATACAAATTAACCAATTAGATGTTTTAAAAAATATTCAAAAATCTTTAGACGCTAATATTGCAAAAGGAACTTTTGGTATTGCTGGTTCTGCGGTTGTTAGAGGTAACGTATTAGGAGCTGACAGAATAACCAGAGCAGTTACAGGTGCCGTTGATAAAAATGTACCTGAAAGTGCTGAAATAACAAAAAGTGTTAACAGTGCTGTGAGTAAAATGGGAGAGCTTTTCCTACAAAAAGATACGGGTAAGATTAGTAGTGCGGATTTTGCAACTAAACTAGAAAAACTTCAAGACGGGATTAAAAGTAAAGCAAGTTCGTATGGAGAAAAAGGTATGGAGGCTTTAAAAGATATTTTAGAAGAAAGTAATAAAAAAGTTACTGGTAGTAGTGCAATTGAAAAAGAATTTAAAAAATATACTTCAGAAATTTTAACAGGTATTGGAAGACCTCCAGAAACAACAAGTAAAACTTCTGCAATAACAGGAACACAAAAATCAGAACCATTATCCAGAAGTTCTGTTTTTGGTAAAGGTAGTACTCCAACACCTATGGACACAAAAACAAAAACAACTAATATTAACTCCCAAGTTGATTTTGGAGGTACAATTACAATTAAAGTCGATGCACCTGCGGGTGTTAGTGAGCAACAATTTAAAACATTTTTTGAATCAGACGAATTCAAAAAAAAGATTTACGAATATTACAATCAAAAGGCAAAAGAGTTAGAAAGAAGATAAATGTCTAACAAAAAAACACCATCAACCTATTTATTAATAAAAGTATAAATGGGTAGTCCATTAGATTATATAAACACAGAAGGTTTTAGAAAAAAACTAATTACAAGGAATTTAGTACCTTATGCTAAGTCCCCTACTAAAGTTACGCCTCCGACAACTTACGAAGTAATTCAATCCGATTTTTCAGTGGTCGATAGTCCTGATGGTCTTATTGATACAACTTTTTATGCGGATAAACAATATCCGCTTAATAGGTGGGGTAACGACGGAGGTTACCAATTAGTACCTGATATTAGTGGAAACTTAAATACTGTATCAAATAAAGGTGAATATGGTCCTGGTCAACAAGATGCGCATATTATTGACCAAGCTAAGATTGCCGCTCAAAAAGGTTTTAATGGTATTACTGGACCGTATTTGGCGGTTAACGCTTTTGGCAATGGAGGATTAGAACAATATGATGCTGGTGTTTATATTACAACACCAGATACAATATCAAGTTCAATACCTGGTGGAATAAGACAGTTATATAATAATCAACCTTATCCAACAATTTTTAATCCTTCATCGTATAGTCCATTATCTATTTTATTAAGCCCCGACCCAACAGGTAGTAATGGATTACTAAGTCAAGATTCGTTTATTGCTCGTTTAGGTGCAAGAACACTTAAAAGAGAATTTGAAGAAAGAATTGGTAGAGCGATTGTTAGAGAAACTATTGGCCGTGCCAACTTTTTAAATATTAATAGTAGTACCAATGTTGTTAATATTCTAACGGGTAGAGTTCCGTTAATTGAACCTAATTATCAAATCACCGTTCCTGCCAATCCTATAACTGCCGCTGCTGATTTTGGACTTAGATTAGGTGGTAGTCTTGTACCTTTTTCATTAATACCTGGTTCATATTTTGACCCAAATATTAATCCAGGTCAACCAACAACAATTGGACAAGCTTTATTGGCAAATCCACTTGCCGCTTTAGGTAATTTAACAAGTAAACTTTTAGGTGCGGGTAAGACTGGTTCACAAATATTCTACAACAATACAGGTCCTGGACAAAAATCTATATTGTGGAAAAATATTAACTACAATAGATACAAACCAAATTACGATAGAACATTACTTGACAGATTAGGAGGTGCGATTGTAGGGACCGAAACAAACAATGCTAATTTTTATATTGGTTCAACAACGTCAGACCCATCAAGAGTATTCTCACCAAGTAGAGCTTTACCCGTAGACGCGTTTGGTAATGAACAACAATCACCTGTATTTGGACCACATGAGTTGGCACAGTTATATGAAGGTCCAAGTAAGGAAATTCGTTTAGGTGCTAATGGCCCAACATATAGTAATGGTGGTGGTATTGAAGGTGGATTCACTTGGGTGTCTCCAAAATACAAAGGAAATGCGGGTAAGAAAGTAGGTGTAGGTGGGGTTATATTAGACCAAGATGAAGACTTTAAACCTTCATCATATAATACAACCGAATCTACAGAAAGAACCTTTAAAGAAGGTTCAATCCTTGATGACACTCAAAGAATTATTAATAGCCAACCTGAAGGGGGTAAAAGATTACAACACGTTGGTAATGCAATAGACCAAGTTAGTAAAATATTCCATGATGGTTACAAAGAATTAACCAAAGGTTCAAAGGTTATACAATATACAGGAGCTATTGGACAAGAAGTTGGAACTGAATATTGTAGAGTTTTTACTAAAGACGTACCATATCTTCAATATAATGACCTACAAAAAACAGATGGAATTGTTACTGAAGGTAGAAGATTTTCGTATTCGGTTTTAGATAAGACATATAATCTTAACATTGCTCCAAACAAACAAGAAGGTGGTCAAGATTCAACCAATTTGATTGGAACATATAATAATGCTTATGCCAAAAAATATATGTTTTCAATTGAAAATTTGGCATGGGCGACTTCAAATACTCCAGGATTTTCAGTTGCGGATTTGCCTGTTTGTGAAAGAGGCCCAAATGGAGGTAGAGTTATGTGGTTCCCACCATACGGATTAACATTTAATGAAACCGTGCAAGCGAATTGGCAACCTAATGAATTTATAGGTAGACCAGAGCCAATATATACTTACAAGAATACTACTAGAACAGGTAGTTTAACTTGGAAAATAGTGGTTGACCATCCATCAGTTTTAAATGTTATCGTTAATAAAGTTTTGGCTAACGAAACAAATAAGGTTAGGGTTGATAGTATTTTAGAATCATTTTTTGCGGGATGTAGAAAATATGATTTATATGAGCTTGCAAAAAAATATTACACAATATCACCTAACGATTTATTTGATATACAACAAGCAATTTCATCAAAAGAACTATCAAAAGAACAATTAGAGTTTGCAATTAATACGGTTAAAACAACTCCTGATTTATCTAGTGATACGGGAACTGGTGGTGCTCCTGAATCAACACTTAAAACTTTTGAAAATGTAGGTTTTTATTTTGATAATAACAGACCATTAGAATTTAATCAACCGTTCACTCCATTATATGATAACTATATTGGACAAAGACCAGAATATCAATCAAAAACAACTTCAGCTCAAACAAGTTCGTTTTTTGATAGTGTGGTTATATCTAATAAACAAAAACTTGATGGTCTAATTGATACGTTAGAAAAAGAATTTATAAGTAACGCTAACTCTGAAGGTAAGATAGAAGGTGTTGTAACAATTACAATTGATAGTAGTACTTCACCCGCAGCAACACAGGCATATAATAATATTTTATCTGCAAAAAGAATTAATTCTGCGGCAATATTCATTACAGGTAATAGTAAAATGACAAAATATGTCGGAACAAATTTAATTGTTAAAATTGGTGAAGGTCGTGGTGAGAATACCCAAGTAATGAAATTTGATGACAAAACTAAAACTTTCGTACCAGGAAGTAGTGTTTCTTGTGGTGATAATGATGGTAGAAACAGTAACAGTACTGTACAAAATAAAGAAGTTTATACAACAAGGGCAATGGCTTGTAGGAGAGCGTATATCTCTAACATACAATCAACATTAAAGGCGCCTAAAGTAGTACCTCCAGCAAAAGTAACAACTGAAAATGTACCTAATGATGTTCCAAAGACAGTTACAACCCCTCCGATTGAACCTAAGTATATTGATAAAGACAATATAAGTAAGAGAGTTTTACGTTCTTTATTATCCGAGTGTGATTATTTTGAAACAATTAAAGAAGAAACTCCAATGGTTTACGATAACCTTAGAGATAAATTAAAATTCTTCCAACCAGCTTTCCACTCAATTACTCCTGAAGGGCTTAACTCAAGGTTAACTTTTTTACAACAATGCATGAGGCCTGGTGATACAATACCGACAATCAAAACTATTAATGGTGCTGCAACACCTGTTTATAATGACGCAACAAATACTTCGTTTGGTGCACCACCTGTTTTAATATTAAGAGTTGGTGATTTTTATAACACAAAAATAATCCCAACAAGTTTGGGTATCCAGTATGAAAATTTGGATATTAACCCAGAAGGTATTGGTGTTCAACCTATGATTGCAAACATTACATTAGGGTTTAACTTTGTAGGTGGTAGTGGATTAAAAGAATCTGTTGACAAATTGCAAAACGCATTAACATTCAATTATTATGCCAACACAGAAATTTATGATGATAGAGCTGATTCTACTGATTTAAGTTATAAAGTTATTGATGCTGAATTTTTAAAATTAGCACCAAGTAATGTTGCACCTCCAACACTTAATCAAACAACACCAAATAATGGCCAAAACAATAACAAACCAATTGGTACTGTAACAAGTAATGTCATAACCGAGACAGGTCAAACAGGTACAATTAATTATAGTATTTTTATGGATAAGGTTGTAACAGAAACTCAATCATATTTTACAAATGTTGTTAATAAAAATAGAGAAACGGTTAACCAATATAATAATGCCGTTCGTCAACAATGGATGATGGAACGAGTATATACTGAGGGTAATTTTTTAATTACAAAAACTTCAGGAACTACTCTGTTTGGTAAGTCTTACAATTTAGAAAAAAGAACTGATGAGATATTTGGTCAACTTGTTAAAGATATTAAGAATGATGATGAGGCGTTCATTCAATTTATTTCAGATAAATCTAAAAGGTTTTCAAATAAACTTATAAGACAAGTTAAAGAAAACTATTCAAATTTTGTTAAAAATAAAAGAAGTTCATTTCAAAGTGCGGTAACTAATATCACAAATGGTATGGTTGCGGTACAACAAAATTATATGGGATATATTGGAAGAATTAACACAATAACATATAGTGCAATCCCTAATACAGGAACTGATGGATACCAACAAAGTAATGGACAGGTATTTTCATACATCTTATACCCAACCACAGAAGTTGACGCTAGTTCGGCACCAGCAACAAATACTTTAGTTGAACTTGAAAATGATGTTAAAAAAATTAATAGTGGAATTACTGAATTTAATAAAATTGTATGGAGTGCAAATACTTTTACATACAACGGTAAATCGTATACAGGAACTTTAGTTTTACCTTTACCTTATAAATTACCTTCAGGTGAAGAAGTATTCGAACCTTTTAGTGTTAATCAAGACTATATTAGTTTAAGCCCTGGGTCGACATTTGATAATAATGTTTTTAGGAGAGTATATATGATTGTTTCTGATGATGTTACCGACACTAAAAAATATGAAACATTTAAAAATGCGTTAATTGGTAATACAATTAAAAACGAAGGATTGATTGGTAATGGTGCGGATAATATTGGTGAAGTTTTTGATGCATATTGGGATAAGATAGCAAAACCATTATTTATTGATGAAAATACTATTACTAAAGAGTTTATAAATTACATGGAAAAAGAAAGATTAAAAGATTTTTTAATTTATACTCCATTCACACTTAAGAAAAAAAGAAACTTTGAATATGATACTGAAAACGCGAATACAAATGCTCAAAAAGATTTAATAAAAGGTTTAGGTTGGGTTGAAAACCAAAACACAAAAAATAAAACATGGAATGACGAAAAACCTGCAGAGGTATTTATATCTAAAGCAAAACTTAACTAATGGCATACCAATATTGGAATAGATATAGTGATTTTTTAATTAACGGTGAACAAACCGTGGTTCCTTTTGTGCAATTACCTCAAAAAACAACAGACAAAACTTTTATATATAAAGTTGGTAGAAGTAGATTGGATGTGGTGTCTCAAGAATTTTATAATTCACCATACTTTGGTTGGTTAATTTTGCAAGCAAATCCTGAATTTGGTGGGTTGGAAAATTATATATATGATGGCGCGGTATTGATAATTCCTTTTCCTTTACTACCTTCATTACAAGACTATAAAGCATCATTAGATAATTATTTTTATTATTATGGCAGGTAATGTACAAGGAGACAATAGTGGAAATATTTTAGTAGAGTTTGATTATAATAATATTATTATAGTTGACCCTAATAAAACTATTGATGCCCTTGGAAATATTCGTGAAAGATTAGTTGACCACGAAAATTTAGTGATGTATGCTAATCTTGAGGCTGAAGTTGTACCAAGAACTAAACTATCGGTAGGGGGTAGTCCTGAAGATAGAATTAGAACTATTTCAGTTGCTAAAATGAATTTTTTGAGACCTACTGAAGAAAAATCTTTAACGACGGGTTATTATGATGAATTAACTGGTAAAAACGCAAAGAATGGTTTAGGGGTGAATCAAATGCAAGAGCAGATTATTGACCCAAAAAACGGTACAAAACCTTATGCAAAAATGACAATAACCGACCCAGGTGGCAAAGCAACCGATAATGGGTTATTGGGAATTACAAGTATTAATATAAAAACAAATACTTCTTTCGTTCCATCAGTATCAATGTCTCTTGAAGATATTCAAGGAAGAGCTTTATTCCAACTTGGAGACAATTCACCATATTCGGCATTTTTTAATTTACCGTATTGTCCATTTTATTTAACCCTAAAAGGGTATTATGGTCAAGCCATCAGATACCAATTAAATTTAAAAACATTTAATGCTAGATTTAATAGTTATAGCGGTAACTACTCAATTGAGTTAGAATTTGTTGGTTATAAGTTTAATATTTTAAATGAGGTGTCAATGGGTAACTTACTTGCGGCACCACACATGTACAGTACTAGATTTGATATTTCAAAATCTCCAACATCACCTGAAGGAGGAACAAACAAATCTATTGAATCTCAATCAAAAAGTGACGTAGTTTCAAGAGAATCGTCAATATCAACAGAAAATATAACAACAGAATTAGTTACAGAAAGAGGATATCAAAAAATAATTGAAGTTTATAGTGAATATAAGGCTAAAGGACTAATTAGTCCTGACTTTCCTGAATTTACGCTTGCTCAATTAATGACTAAACTTTTAACTTTTGAAAATTCAATTGCGGATAAATATACCAAAGCAGATGTTGAACCATTAACAAACATTAGAACATATAAAGAGACTTTAAAAAATTACTACAACTCAGTTTATGGTGATAGAGACTCTTGGTTTAACACGTATTTAAACCCAAAACCAATCATACTAAAAGGGACAGGACAAGAAGTTTATAACTTTAAACAAGAATTTATTAGTAATCCAACAAAAAAAGCGGAAGCAATTAGTTTTTTAAGTGCGTATACTATTGAGTATAATAGTTTTTTAGCAGAAAATCCAACTTTAGGTAAATCTGGTAAAACACCTATTAAAAATAGTATTACTTTTAATACTATGCTTAAACAAGTTGCTTTAACTGACATAAACTTAGAAAAAACAACAACATCTCAAACAGGTAAATTATTACCAACAACTGCGGATACTAAGTCAATGCAGTTGAGTTTACAAATGGCTTTAAAACCGTCTTTTGAAAAAAGTAGTGTCGATACTAAATTTGAAAGTTTATTTGGATATCTTGTTAATCCACCACTTTATAATTTTGAAGAGTTTCAAGATTTATTATCTAATATGGAAACTCAAGCAAATCAAAAACTATCAGAAGCTGAAACCGCGTTAACGAGCGAGTTGGCGAAAAAAATAGAAGAAAAAGTAGGATTTAATCCGACCGTTAGAAATATATGTGCGGTAATTATGGCTTCGGCCGAAGGTTTTATTCGATTACTTGATGAGGTACACACTAAAGCTTGGAACGTAAAATATGATCCTATAAGACAACTTGCGATTTTAGACAATCCATCTTCAGCTCAAGGTACAGAGACTGAAGGTAATGTTAAAATAAGTCAACCCGCTCAAAGTTCTAATCAAGGGTTAGTTAACGGTCAAACACCTGTGTATCCTTGGCCTCAATTTTTTGTGGAAACTCCTGAAGATAAGAAGGGTAGATTTCAGTTAAAATATATTGCAGACCCATCTGTTGTTGATTTAACCAAAGGTTATTTGTACGAAAAATGGCCAGAGGTTGAGTTTGTTGAGGAATACATGAGAGGATTAACTCAAAAATTTAATCCACCTGTATCCCAACCACCTATAGATAGTCAGGCAACGACAAACATTATTAATGTAAACGCTATTGAATATCCGTCAGAAGGTATTGCGTATGCAAATAAAGAAGAAATTAAATTTTTCTATGAAATATGGGAAAGACAATTTCTAACCTCAAACTACTCTGGGTTTATTAGGGCAAATAACAATCAAATAGACCAACTAACAAAATTAATTGTAAGTGCCGAAACTAATAATGTTGTAACTAGCTTAGGAGTTAGTTCACCATTTTTAACTTTAAAACTTAAAAACTATGATATTACTGCACAAAATTACCCATCTTTTTTAGAAAATATTTCAAACCAAGGAACGGGTAGAGCATATCAAGATTATATTAGAGATTTTTTTGTAACACCATATATTAGAAATCTAACCGAAAATTCTTTTAATATTTTAAGTTTAACTGATTTAGGTAAAGAACCACAGACAACAACAAATACTGATGGGTTATTACAATTAGTTAAAAATGTAACAAATGAACCAATAATCATTGATACATATCCATTTACTGACCCAACATGGGTGGCAACACACATGGCAAATAGTATTACGAATACTAAAAATTTTGTATATAACACAAATAGAGTATTAACTGTTTTTGAAGATAGAGATGTTATTTCAAATTTTAATAGTGTTTATAATTATAGTAAAAATAGACCTGTAACTAATTTTTCTTATTTAAAAGTTTCTAATCCAACAAACCAAATAACTTCAATAGGGTTAGATAGTTTTTATTTAATAAGAAAAGACCCTACATTTTTTGTACCTACTGAAGGATATGTTAATTATTTTTCACCTAGTAAAAACATTCTAATTGAAACAACAACATCAATGTTGAATACTCCGTATTTTATAAATGCAATTCAGAATGGTGTTAATAATTGGAGAAGGAAAGACCCATATCCATACACACAAGCGGCATATCTATTTATTAATTCTTTACCATTAGCATCATTAAAAGAAAAATATAAGACTAATGGTGAGTCAAGTGATTTAGATTATATTGCATCTTGTTTTAAAAAGTTTGGTGCAATTCATAAAATGCCATATGCTTGGGTATTAAAAATGGGTTCAATATGGTATAGATATAAGACTTATATTAATAGTAATACTGATATACTAGAGTCTGCTTGGAAAAACTTTGATTACAAAACAAATTTTGATCCAGTAACAAGTTCCGACACAAAAACATATACTTTTAAATTTGATGGTGAAAATAAAATCACACTACAAAATGTTAGTAATAATATCACCAAAATTCAAACAGGATTCTATCCAAAAGTAATTAATGATTTTAATGTTTTTTATAATGGATATAATTTATATAGTGGATATACTGACACTGAAATACAAGAAAGTATTGATAGAGGTGTTAAAGTTTATAACTTTACAGATTCAAACATTAATGCTCAAACTATTGTATTTCCTTTAATTACGCCTACGCAATACTCAACCATACAAACTTGGTCTGTTGTGTTACCTAATAATACTATTGACCCAACAGACGTTGGAAATGCATGTAACCCAAGCAACAATACAACCGCTTTAAAATATTATGTGGTACCATCATTTGGTTCTCAAATCAATCAAGTAAAAAGTGAATGTTTAATTAATAACGAACCTAAGTGTATTTTTATTGATAACCCATCCATTTATAATGGTTCTGTTAGATTATTATGGTCATCACCAAACTACGGTTATTTTGATAATACCCAAATTTCAAAACCGCAAGCTGACTCCTATATTAATAAAATTGAAACTGGTACCAAACAACAATCTCCATTTAAATTATTGATGGATTCGGATTATTCTAAGATTGAAGAAATATTTTCAGTTTTTGATAAAAGTATTTTAGATAAATTTGAAAATGAATTTTTAAACTTTTGTAAACCAGCCTCAAATATTGATTTAGGTTTACAAGTTGCGGTACCAATAGGGGTTTCACCTGTTGACTCAAATGCGTTATTTAGAAACTTTCAGTATCTTTTTACAAATATGATGGAGATTGACGGTAAGGAAAGTTCGATTACTAATGGAGAATATTTTAAAACAATTGGGGAAACACAATTAACTATTTTTTCAAACACTATTAAAGCGTTTTTAGAGTATGATGTGATTTTAAAATACGGTAATCCTGCGGATTATAATAGAAGAGTGATGGCCTCATACCTTGCTCAAGGTGGTGGAAACAACGATGTTGTTGACCCAATAATATTTAATCCATACGTTAAAAATAGTTTACCATCATCATTAAATACAATTACTTTAGATGTTTCTAAATCAAGATACCCTAATGCTTGGAAAGTTTTGGAAACCGAAGTTGGGTTTTCAACAATACCAAATTTGACATACGATAATAACGGTTCATACATTACAGATTTCTTTATTGATAATGATATTGAATTTACTGAAAACAATGTAGTATTGTTAGCACCAATTATAAAAATGTATGCAACTCAAAAACTGTATACACCAACATTGTCAGGAACTGAATTTAAAAGTAGGGTTCAAACTTACTTAGGTTTAACTTCAAATTTTCAAAATAACGTATTAAATCAAATATTAACTAGAGTTAGAAAAGATTTACCTGACCAACAAGAATTACCCGAAAGGGCAATTCAAAGTGTTATTGACGGACAACAAAGTAAGGTAGAAAATTACGAAGTATTCAAAGCGTTAAATGACAAATGGATTGCAGGTTCTGATTATACATCTAAGACTTTATTTGAAGATGTTATGTTCTTAGATAGAGCATCAAGAAATATTGGTGACACTATTATTATTGATATTTTTGATTTAAAAAATATGTTGAGTGAAAATTCACTTAACATGGAGATGAGCGTATTCACATTTATGAGTGGTATTTTAATTAAAAATAAATTTAATGTTATGCCACTTCCTGCTTATGTTAATTTTTATAATATACAAGAAGTTGATGGTACAACAATACCACAACCTGAAGGTAGTCTAGAATTTGCGGACAATATGTGGGGGACATTTTTAAATGTTGATTATAGAAAATCAGGGCCAAAAATGATTTGTTTTTATGCAGGACAACCATCAACACACTTAGATTTACCTAAAGGAAATTCAAGATTTAGAGATGATGCGTTTGATTTAAGGAGGGCTTCAGATAACCCTTTAATTGAGAACCCTGCGGGTAAAAAAGATTATGCTATCTCAAACAAATGTGTTGGGTTTAATGTTGATGTTGGGAATAGAAATCAAAACATATTTTATTCAATTGATGTTAATATGGATTCTGGTAAAGCAACTTCAGAGTCAATACAGACACAATTAAATATGGTTAATCAATACAACGGTAAAAATACCGCAACACAAAATGTTGGTTTATACAATTTATATAAACAAAGAAGTTATCAATGTACTGTTAGATGTTTAGGTAATGCTTTATTACAACCAACAATGTATTTTAATCTTAGACATGTTCCAATGTTTAATGGACCTTACTT